CTACTTGCAGCAGCCATTGTTTCTGCATAGTTACCTTCTGTCTGGATAACTTTTGCTTCTAATCTAACAGTATCTACCCAGTTATCACTTGCTGGAGTTAATTCTACAGTTCCTTGCCAGAAACTAATAAGGAAAGGAGTTACACTTTCAGTTCTTGTTGCAAAACTTTGCTTTAACCATTCAACATCAGCATAATCAAGAGTTATAGCATCACTATTTTTTCTTACATTAATACCTTCGATTGAACTAAATGCCAAATCAGTAGTAGGATCTACATCAGTAACAGGACCAAAAATCAAATCTACTGAATTAGTATAGTGCTTTGGTCTAACTTCCTTAAATGATCTATCAATACTATTCTTAATACCTAATCTATCTTCTTGTGGTAAGAAAGAATCAAAATTATCAACAAAGAATCCTGACTTAAATCTGTTAAGTCCATCAGCATCAGAAACGAATAGGTTAGCAGTATTTGTTTCTAATAAAGTTAATGCAGTATAATACTCTAAATTCTTAATTCTATTTTCAAGATTCTTAATGTCAACCATTTGGAATCTCTTATATTCATGAGCACGAATATCTGCCTGTTCAGGATTAAAGAGATAAGGTGGTAAGTTTATAGATGCAACTTCAAGAGCACCATCTACATTACCTGGTTTATCTGGTTTTTCAGCAGGAGAACCATACTTAACTTGGAACTCTCCAGTCTTTGTTAAGAAAATTCTATCAATTCTTCCAAGATAATGAGAGAATGTAGCAATAATAGCTTCATCAGATGCTAAAATATTAGTAGCAGTTTGACCTTCGTTATTAAATGTTCTTCCATAAAACTCTAATGGAGATCTAGTGCTTTCTGAAACAATATAATCTGCAACTCTAGGTCTAATATCAATAATATCTGCATTAGAGATACCATCAATTCCCATAATATCGCCAGCATAATCAAAGTTTTCATAAGAATTTACTGTAGTAATATCACCATCATCAGTAGAATCATAATATGCACTCTCAAAATAAACTTTAATTTTCTTATTAGGTGCTTCTGCTTCGGGTCTTCTTGTTATAGAACCATAATCATATATTGTCTTTTCTTGACCAGTACTAAATGTGTATTCACCACCTATCTCAAAACTAGTCGCATCTAATGTTGTAACAACTCCTTGAATTTGAGATTCTTGGAATATTACTGTTTCACCTTCAGCAAATACAAAATCATTTTTGTAAACAAATGAAATTTGACTATCTGTTAATCTTTCTGCAAACATTGCTATTGCACCACTGTTCTGCCCAACAAGATGTTCACCTACAGTTAATTCGACAGTAGTGGTAGATTGACTATTAATATCAGAAAGAACCATTTTTGGTGCTGATGGTACTTCTACACCAGCAGATTCATATATTCCATGAATCTTCATTACATCAGGAGAACCTAGTGATAAGAGTTTATCCTGCACTCTAGTTCCATATGGATAAGAACCATAAGTTAATCCATCATTTGTTGTAGTAGATCCAATACCAGATGCTGGATTTGTAGATTTATCAACAATAAGACTATTAACTCTATTCTTAATCTTTTTCTTTGCCTTCGGTTTTTGCTTTGTAATTGTAGTTGTTAATTGAGCACCTGCATCATTTGTTCCTAAATTATAAATTTGTAGTGCTTTACCATCAAGACTAATCTCTACTTGATCAGAACTTAAAGGTTCAGTGCTACCATCTACACGAACTAATGAATATCTTTCTTCATCAAATGGAAGGAAAAATTCACTAGATCCAGCAGAAACTGATTGTGCCAACTTATTGTTTACAATATTGACAGTAAATACTTTTCTTATAGAAAGAGTTGCATTAGTTAAATCAACATCAGAAACATAATCTTTAGGTAATCTTGTAAATAATGTATTATCAGAAGATGCTGCTAGATTAGTAGTTAAAACTTGTAAATCTGTTACTTCTCTTGCTACAGTTGGTAAACTACCATTTGCAATTCCATCTACATCTGCAACATTAGCAATTGTAATAGAAGATTCACCAACAACAGTTATTCTTCCATATGTTGGATCATTAGACTTGGCAGGGTTACTAAACTGAACTAAATTGTTTACCTTTACTAGTCCATTACCAGGAAATACATCACTACTTACGCTAGTTACAGTGCTTACTCCACCTGAAGCAGCAGTAACAGTTGCGATTCCAACAAAGAGAGATGGAGACTGAATAACATCTGCATTAAATGTTCCTGCAGCACCAACTGTTCCATCGTTTGTAGCAAATACTGATTTTACATCAGAAATACCATACGCAGTAACTGCAACTGCAACCCTTCCATTCTGAATACCATTGAATATTAATGCTTCATTTTCTATAAAGTCACCTTCTCTTTCATAAAGATTTAAGGCAGCACTATTAGTAACAGCATCTTTAAGGAATGCAGTTGCACCACTATTAGCTCCCTCCACAAAAGTAGGTGTAGGTAAACTAGCAATAGGTTGGTTTAGACTTATTTTAGTAACTGTCTGAACATCATATAAAGATAAATCCCATTGATTCAATACTGAATTGCTATTATAGGTTCCAGTCTCTAAACTATAATCATAAACCCTTGCAAGACCAATTTCAGAACCAGGAACTACCGTTTGATCAGCACCTCCTCTTTGATCTCTTAAACTTAATATATAAGTATTCCCTATACCTATAATAGGATTACCATAAGCTCTATTTAATTTTAATGTTGCTCCAGTGTTGTATATTATATTTTGACCTTCTAAAGTCTTTGTTGTTCTTGGTTTTGGGCAATCTAAAAAGACAGGAGATGTGGTTTCTATCTCATATCCTCTTACATATGCTTTACCTGGAGAAAGTTTGTAAACAGCAAGATCTTCTGCAGGTATAGTTCCGCTATATGTAAACTGACCTTCCTTAAATATACCTCTATTACCAACATTATCATTTAATGAATCTCTAGTAGTAATACTAAAGGGTTTCACATAATAGTCCCCAGACTCATCATATGTTCTACGTGCAAGTTCATCAGAAAGACCCTTATATGCACTAGTCCTTACTTTAGATTTAAGAACACCTTCAACAACTTCTGCCTCTTCAACAAAAGCATTATCATCAAAATCATCTAACGGCTTCTTAAATAAAGAAAGAGTAATTTTTAATCTATCAGCACCTGGAGCAGAATAGTTATTAAAGCCCTGTGAATTATCATTCAGGGTTTCATCCATATCAGAGTTTATAATCTCTTCATTTACTGCTAAACCAACTCTATAATTTGCCTGATTATTATACTGTTCTAATATAAGAGTTTGTTGCTCTACTTTAACAAATTGTCCTCTAATAAAATAAACACCTTCTTGTATTTGGAAGCAAGATCCTGTAGCAGCAGCATTTTGTGCTATTGTTACTGCAAATGGACTTCCAGAAGTAATACTACTATTACCTAATAAACCAGAACTGATAATAGTATTAGATGTTAATTCTTCACCATCAGCAAAGGTTTGTGTTGAATTATTTGATGTACTTGAACCAACATACGCAATATATAAAGTTAAATTTCCTCTTTCAGAATCTTCTGCTAATAAAACATTATCTACAACTGCAGTTACACCAGAGGTTCTTCCTGTTATTTGTGTTCCAACTAATTGATCGACATATGCAGATACAGGAACTCCCTGAAAAGTGTTCTGTAATTGAATACAATAATAAAGTTTATTATAACCAGTATTACCAGGTATTACTTTTGCACCTTCCTTAAAAAAATGTTGCCCAAACTTTTCAATCTGATTTTGTAAAATAGATTGGAGATTGTTAAGTTCTCTCGCCTGAACAGGAGTTCCAGGTTTAAACAGTACCTTATGATAACCACTATCATCTGAATAGTCGTCAAAATATGGCGATACGTTTAAATTCGTTTGCTGTGGCATGATTTTTTAGAACTGCAAAATAACTTTGATATCTTCTTTTTGGTTTAATGACCTTGTAATAGATGGTCTATTATCAATATAAATGATGTTTCCAGAATACTTTTTAGATTCAGGATTAGCAATGCCATTATTAAATGACTGCCCAAGGTAATAGGTCTTACTATTTATTACGGTTGAGACACCTGTGAAGGACGTATCTATCGCTAAATTAGACCCTGTAGAAGGAACAATAGTCAAGCTACCATTACCGCTTGGAGTGCTGGTAAACTGATTCAAATTGTATCCATAAGGTGGATTTGTTTGAGCAGTTCCTACAGTATTAAATCCTGCCATAGTTCTGTCTTGCCAGAACTTTAAAACTCCTGTATTTTGATCATAACTAATGACTTTACCTAAAGCAGTAGAACCTGTTCCAATAGTTTGTTTAATTAATGAATCAGCAGTAAATGTAGCAGAACTATATCCTGCACCAGTTAAACGAAGAGCAGGAACTGCACTTGCTTTATCTAGTGTCAATAGATTATTTGATCCAAACCCTTTAGGATCTTGAACCACACCAATTCTTGCTATTTGATTACCTGTAATAAAATCAGGGTTTTCTGCGTCATTCTCTATTCTAGAATAAAGTAGAACATTATATGCACCTAATTCTTCATAGATATCAGATCCATGTCCACCTTGAGGTGGAATAATAACATCAAATGTTGGTACTGTTGTTCCTGTAGGAACCCCACCAGCAACTAAATCAACACTACCATAAGAGTAACCAGTTCCTTGACTAGAAACAGTTATAGAATCAACTGTTTGGTCATTAGACATGATAACAGTGCATTCTGCACCAGAACCATCACCTTTAATTGGTACTCTTGTATAAACAGCACCAGCAGTTCCTAAACCAACTCCTCTATTTGTAATGGTAACTATTTTAATAGATCCATCTACTGCATTATCTCTAACTGCAGCATTACCTGCATCTGTATTCCAATTTGGAGGAACTGGAATAAAATCAGTTGACTCAAACTTTACAATATCACTTGGTTTAATAGTATAAAGATACTTCCATACATATCCATCTCCACTACTTCCTGCAACCTTTGGTTCTAAATCAGTAAATGTTGGTTCATCTAGTGATGGTCTACCATTAGGGTTTTCTGGATCAGTTCCGTTTTGTAAACACTCATATACTCTATAATCACTATTCAATACGTAATAACTTGCTGAATATAAATTTGTAGCACCTGAAACATTAGCAGTATTTGATCTTGTATAATCTCCACGATACATATCATATGTCGTTCCTGAAGTCCATAATCTTTTCTGAACTACCTGTCTTACGTCTGAAGAATTAATTTTCTTCAGTGCAATCATAGTATCCCAATAACTATTCTCCTCGTCAAAACTATCTTTAGGAGAAGGGGGAGCCGTATCCCAATCAGCTTGTTGTGACGTTGGATTAGGTAATCCAATAAAAGAATAATATGCATTGCTAGTAGAATTTACACCAGCAATAAAATTCTTCGCATTTAATATCCTAATCTTATCAGTTATGATTGCAGCCATTTGACGGAAGTTTTTATTTATTTATTAAGGACACCACGAGGATATTGTTGGCCAACCCAAGGTCTTCTACCTCGTAACCAACCTTCTCGTGTATTTGATAATATACCAAGACCAGCAGCATTAGTACTTAACCCTACAGTTCCTGTATAATCAGGATCAATAGTGAAAGCAGCAGTAGATGCTACACCATAAGCAACAGTTGACGCAATGCCCACCGCAGTGGTAGGCATAGGTTGAAACGTTATTGCTGCCATTAGGTTGTCCTCGCACAGAAGAGAATACCATCAGTAGATCCTGATTGATTATAAGATCCCTGAATTACTGTATATACTTCACTACCACTTATGGTAACAGTATCATATTGTTGAATATTTGCAGAAGGTGCATCATGATGGAAATCAATTAATACAAAATCATCAGGCATATAATAAGGAACAGGTAAGAATGTTCCCTGTAAAGGAATTCCTTTTACAACAGCATTATAGTTTGAAGAATTTGGTAATACATCCATACCACCATATCCACCATCACTTCGGTTAATATAAGGATTGTCTTGAGTATTATTCCTCACATACATTCCAGCATACAATGTATTGTAATTATCCTGATTATTAGTGGATTTATATACTGTCTCCATACTACCAAAACTGTTTAGAGCACCATTTATATCCCATGACATATATCCTGCTTCTGCAGAACGTTTTGATGGATTTTGTTGATATAATTTTCTCATTGTTCCAACAGGATATGTTGTAAATGCCAGATGAGCATCATTATCATTAGATGAAGGATTAATTGTTGTAACTCCACCAAGGAATTGATCATCTAGATCCCAAAGATCACCAGTATAATTATGAAGAATATAAGTTAAAAATGTATTATCACGTAATTTTGTAGAAGATAATGTAGGTTGTCTATACGACCAAACTACAAATTTAGGATCCAATCCAGATCTAAAGAGATTTAAATCTAATTGATAGGATCTAGAGGAACAAATAGTTTCTCTTCCAGTACTATTTGCACCCCAACATCCATAATAATTCGATCCCATAGTATTAACATTATTTGCAAATCTAAGACCTTGCGTGGTAGGTAAAGTTGGCCAATCTAAACCAGAATTACCTTCAAATCTAGGACCATGACCAGTTTCATTATTGTCGGAAGTATTGTCACCATATGGACAGAATCCACTTCCAACATTCATTTCCATTTGTGTATCATCATACATTTGGAAAGTTCTATAGGTATTCCCATATTCTTTCGCTTCATCAACCACCAACTTTGCACATCCCCAAGGATATGTAGTATTAGCAGTTGTAGGATTATCCTTCATAAAGAACTTATTTGTTCCTCCATATGTGCCAATACCAGAATCAATTTTTAATGTCAATATAAGATCGGTAGCACCATTTGCTGTTCCACCTATCTGATCTGCTTTTATAGTTACTACTTCTCCTGTTGTATACCCTGTTCCTGTTCTATTAACATATTTTGCATTAATAGCACCATTATTTCTATAAATGTCAAATGATGCACCTGTTCCAATACCTGTTGTTATATTTGCTCGGACATCATAGTAGTCAGTAGAAACACCTACATTGTTACCATCAACAACTGTTCCACCACCACCTACATTAGTTCCTGATATGTAAGTAACAATACCAGATTCTGCTGCACCATTCCAAGAAATAGCAGTCCATGCTTTCTCTAACTGATCAATAGTATCAGTTCTTGCCCAACCAGCATTAATAATATACTGCGAAGTTGTAATTGCCATCTTTTTCTTATACCTCTAATTTAAGTATGGTTAGGTTTACAGAGATTGCCTGAGTAGTTCCAGACTGGTTAGTTACAGCGACATAAATCTTATCGCTAACAGGATTATCTAAATTGCCACCAAGTGTGAACGGAGTAATATTTTTAGTTGTTGATAAGCCAGTAGTGACTATATCAGCAATAACTCCATCACCAGGTGTAGGATCTTCACCTACACTTCTATTTACATCATTAGCACGGGCAGCGTTATCAGTATATATGCGTAACCACCCCGCAGTTGATAATCCAACCTGAATTAAACCATAAGATTTAAATCCAGATATATCAGTATTACCAATACCATTGTTAGCAATACTTGGGGTAGATCCAGTTACAGTTGTCCTTGATTTAAGAACATTAGAACCATCAAAACTAGTAGCAGTTACTACACCTGTAGAAGTAATGTCACTAGAAGCAACAGTTCCTACAGTTATATTTGGTGCTCCACTTAAGTTAGCAGCAGTTCCAGAAGTGTCCTGATTACCTGCTATATTAACGCCTGGTAGGTTAATAGCAGAAGTACCATTAAATGATACACCACCAATATTCCTTGCCGTTTGTAGTTGAGTAGCAGATGAAGCATTACCAGTTACATCTCCTATTACAGCACCCCGAAGAGTAGTTGCAGTTAAGAAACCAGTAATATTTGCATTCCCCTGAACTTCCAACTCATAGAATGAATCAGCAGTAGTTGTACCAATACCAACTTTTGCAGATGTATTAATACCTGCAGCATTTGATGACCAAACACCTCCACTTCCACCACTAGCAGTAACAGTTACAATACCTGCAGATAATGCAGATACTGCTACTCCAGTTCCAAAATTAATTGTTCCAGCAGCACCAACAGTGCTACCATCATCTTTAATAACAACAGTATTACCAGAAGCACCACCACCAGAAGCAGAAACCGTAACAGAACCAGTTCCATTACCAGAAACAGATATATTTGTTCCTGCAACAATAGTAGTTACAATTCCAGTTAATGATTTACCGTCAATAGCAGGAAGAGAACCTGTTAATTGGGTTGATGGTAATGATGTAAGACCTGCACCAGAACCACTAAAATTAGAAGCAGTTACAATTCCAGTTACATCTATATCACCACCAGTTACTGTTGCAACTCCAGATACTAAAGTAGAACCATCACCTAAAAGAGTATATAATTCATTGAAGTTTGCGTTAATCGCATTAGCACCAGCTAACAGACTACTACCGTCTCCCGCATTCGGGGCCGAACCTGTATTTATCCCTACTTTTGACATTATTGAGACTCTGGGTTTGAAATATTTAGAAGATTATTATGTATCATAATTTTTAGCTTTTAGTTGTGTAGTTCTAGTAACCAAAGCAGAAGTTGATATTCCAAGTACTCCACCCTCTCCATAGAAAGGATATGCATTAAGTTCAGATCTACCTTGGAGTTCTATTCTACCCCAACTAAAGTTGCCCAAGAATGGACGGTTAATGAATCCACCTGTATACCCAACTCCTTGTGTAATAGCCTCACCGCTATTATCGAAAGTGTATACTGTAGAATCCCAATATGCTTGACTATTAGAGAAATTGAAAGTAGAAAGTCCACTTATTCTAGTTTCTACTCTAACAATACTAGTTAGTGCTGTTCCAACTGTAGAAATTCCAATGCTAGTATTAGCAATGCTTACAACAGTTGCTGACTCAACCTGATAAACATTATCAAAGAATGATATACCAGTTCCAACGGCAACATTATCAATACCTCTTGATACTATTGCGGTTTCAGCAAATCCAACATTAGAATTATTAATAACAAAGTAATCACCAACACTAATTCCACTAACTGTTATTGCAGTTCCTACAATACTAGAATCTCTAAAGTAAGAGTTTTGTGGAATATGGAAATCAAAGATTAACTTATCAATATTAGAAGCAACTGTTGTTCCAAATCCAACTACAGTTCCTGAATCTCCATTATATGAAAGAACATCATTAGTTTCTGATACTAGTGGAGGTGGATCAATAAGAACTTGTGGAGCAGTTATATAACCAGTTCCACCATATGAAACATTAATTGAAGTAACAGTATCATTAGTGACTACTGCCGTTGCTGTAGCAGTAGATCCAAGTCCAACAGGAGTCTGTATAGAAACATTAGGAACTGAACCATAACCATCACCAATATTTGATAATGAGATAGAATCTACTGCACCGTTAGATATTGTTGCAGAAGCAAGTGCTCCAACTTTAAGATCTTGATTAACTATAGTAATCTTATCTTGTAAAGTTGCACGAATACTCTGATCAGGATTTTCATTTGTAGGATCAAAGAATGGTCTTACATTATCAACATAAATCGTTGTTGATCCAATTCCTACAGATTTAATAATAGATGCTGCTGGATATACATTTGGTTCATATAATTCCCTATCCTTACCAACCTGAAGATCATTAATAATTCTATCTTCAGTTTGCTTACTCCAAGTAACAGGTCGTACTAAAGTTTCATCTTCAGTATTTCCTGGTCCAAAATATGGATTAGTAGTAACAATATCAGTAGAATCTACCCTCATTACAGATCTCTTATCTTCTTCTAACCAAGGTTGTTGACCTTTATCAGAATCATAAGTTATTTGTAAATCATCACCAATCTTAACTGTTTCAATAATATCTCTAGTCTTAACATCAATACCACCACTTCCTTTGTAGAAAATAATCTTACAAGTATCACCTGCTTTAGGTGGTTCTGTAAATGTAATCAAACTTCCACCTTCAAATGTATATCCTTTACCAGGAACTTGAAGAATATCATTTACAAATACAAGAATAACATCTTGAACATCAATCTTAGATCCTTTAGCAGCCCTAATAGAAACGATATTATCATTTAACTTCATCTGGAATGTCATTGTATCACCATCAAATTCATCTTGTGGTGTATCTAATGGTTGTAAAGTTCCTAGAGACCATCCTGTAAATTCATCAGTAAATATCTCATCTATAGTAAGTTGGAATTCCTTATAAGTTGAAGTAGTAGGTATTCCAGTTGCTCCACCGATAGGAAGTCTTAAAATTTCACCTATACCATAACCATATCCAGTATTTGTTATATTAAAGTCAGTTATACTTGAACCTTGCCCAACTACAACATCAACGGATCCACCTGAACCAACTCCACTAACAGAATCGGAACTATAAACAAGAGGAATATTTGTATAAGAAAGTGGTTCATCAATTATGACATCTAATGGTTTTTCTACTGTTCCACCTCTAGCATAGAAGTGTTCTGATGTAGATACTCCACTATTAACAGTGAATGAATAATTATCAATAATTCCTAATACATTTGTTCCTTCAGCAGCAACATCACTTGGTCTAGGTGCAACAATAACACCCTGAACCTTACCACCAGACTTATAGAATGTAGGAACAGTTGAAACTCCAACATTTACATCAAACTTGGTAGGACTATTAACACCAATAACTTTTAATCCATTATATCCAGGATCACCTGATCTAGGATATTTGTGCTCGGTTGCATTTCCATCTTTAGAACATGTAAATACCAAAGATTCTTTTGCAAGTTTAATACTTGTTCCTGCACTTAAACCATGAGAACCAATTGTTAAATCTAATTGACCTGTGCTTGCATTATAAGAAGCATCAGTTACATTATACTTAACTTCAGGTGATTTTCCAACATATAATTGAATTGTATTATCTGTTGTTGAACCAACTGAAATAGAAGTATTAGAGAATGGATCACTACTTCTTGGATATGTGTGTTTAGTACTATGTGCATCCATATCACAAGTAAATGTAAGAGCATTATCTGGAATTCTTACAGATACACCTGCTTTATTCAATCCATTATTTACAGCACTCACAAATGTATGAATACCAGTATTTGTAGATGGAATAGTATCTAATACCTGAACTTCAAAGTTACTTGTAGTTACACCAGAAATTGGTAGCCACAATCCACTCTTTGGATCAGTAGATCTTGGATAAGTCTTAATTTGTGCAGCACCATCAGCACCATTATGAGCACATCTAAAGCTTAATGAATTATCGTTAAATTTAATTCTATCACCATTTGAGAATGTATGTCCAGGAACAGTACAAGTCATAATACCAGTATTAGGATCATAATCAGCAAATGTTACTGTATGCTGAGTTTGACCCATTAATCCATGATTAGGAATCGTAAGATCCATCAAACCTGTTGCTGCATCATAAGAAGCATCTGTAACATTATGTGCTACAGTTTTAGATGTTCCAACATTAACAGTAATAGTATCAATAGTATTAGATGTAATGACTGTAGAACCAATTGCTACAATAGGATCACTAGCACGAGGATATGAATGATTAGTAGCATTTCCATCCATACTGCAACTAAAGGTAATCGCATCAATAGCAAAACTTACAGCAGTACCAACTATTGCCCCGTGACCAGGAATGGTTAATACCATATCTCCTGTGTTGGCATCATAAGTTGCACTAGTTGGGGTAGTAGTACCAACACCAACTGTTACACCACCTGTAGTAGCACTTACAAATGTATGATCATAAGCACCACCAGATATAACTGCATCATCAGCAGTTCCTATAAATTGATGATTATAACTTCCACCAGTAACAACTGCACCTGTTGATGCACTTACAAATTGGTGAGTATATTGATCTAATCCCTTTGCTGCAGTTACATTAACACTAATGGTTGTATTAGTTGTTGAACCAATAGAAATAGCAGTGTCATATACTCTATCTCTATTTCTAGGATAATAGTGATCTGAAGCACCATTATCTAATGCACAAGTAAATGCAAGTCCTGTTAAGATTACATCTTTACCTACTGACAATCCGTGAGGAGTTGCAGTAGTAACAGTCATTGTTCCATTACCGTTATCATAACTAGCATACTGAACATCTCTTTCTGCAGCATTAGAGTAAACACAAGTAAATGCAATACCTGATAACTTAACTTCATCACCTAATGTTAATCCATGAGGTGTAGCAGTTGTAATAGTTGTTATACCAGTTACATTAGTATAATCAACATCTTGTATATCTCTTGGTTTGTAGAATGCAGTCCAGTTTGTAACAGCAACACCAGTTATATGTCCACCAGCAATAGATGCAGTTCCTATAGAAGTTATTGATGTAGTTTCTACATTCCTTTCCTGAACAGAAACACCTACAGTTTGGACACCAGAACGATAACCAGATCCAGTATTACCAAGACCAATAGAACTAATAGTTCCACCAGCAGATACTACAGCAGTTCCACCAGCAGCAACTAATGGTTGATAACCAAATCCTTCTGTAGATCCAACAGAAAGAATTACACCGCCAAGTGGTAAAGAAGTTACATTAGCATCAGTTGTAGATGAAGCAGCACCAGTAAACTGAATACTGGTTATTCCTAAATTCTCATTTAAGTTATAATTAAGAATTGGTCCTTGGAATACGTCATTAATTAAAATGACAGCATTTTCAGTTGCAATTCCTGTAATATTATTACCATCAGATTCTAAATCAAAGTCTTTATTAATTCCGTTAAATTCTGAAGAAATATCATCAAATACGAGGTTCTTATAATAAGTGTCATTAACAGTATTAGGAACCCCAGATCTCATAAAGGATCTTCCTTGGAAACTGGAACTGGTTGATATTCCACTCCAGTCTCTAGAATCAG